ATGCAGTGGTACAAAGAGGGGCGTGATGTTTATTCTGAGTTTGCTTCTAAAGTCTATAACAAACCTGTGGCTGATATTACTAAACAAGAACGAGCAGTGGGCAAGACTTGTATTCTCGGATTAGGTTATGGTACAGGGGCGGCTAAACTTCAGCTAACTTTAAAACTAATGGCGGGAGTTGATATTGATGAAGAAGAAAGTAAACGACTCGTCGGAGTGTATCGAGAAATAAACGACAAGGTGATTGAGTTATGGCGAGACTGTGAGAATGCACTGCACGATATAGCGTCATGGCCCGAGATCAAACAACCCTACTACATTGGGCACCATCAATGTTTATTAGTCACGCCTGATGGAATTAAATTACCAAACGGACTCTATATTAAATACCCAAAACTAAAACTAGACGCTAGTGAAAGTCGGACTAAGTTTATGTATAAAAGTAGACGGGGCGAGATAAGTATATGGGGTGGATCAGTCGTAGAGAATGTGGTTCAAGCCCTTGCTCGTATCATTGTGGGTGAGCAGATGTTAGAAGTAAATAAAAAGTATCGTCCAGTATTAACTGTTCACGATGCTGTGGTTTGTGTGGTTCCAGAACAGGAAGTGGAATCTGCGCAAGAATATATAATGAATGTCATGTCAACTCCACCTGATTGGGCAGTAGGATTACCCGTTACCTGTGAAGCTGACTATGGTGATAGTTATGGTGACTGCTAATGGGTGATGGAGGAAAAGGTAGCAAACAACGTCCAACAGATAGACAAAAGTTTGAAGAAAACTTTGAACGTATTTTTGGTAAACCAAAAGAAAAGGAAAAGAAATGAGATTTGATGATAATTATTTTAATAGAAACGGAACTAAGAAAAAATGGCAAAAGTAAAACAATCAGTTAGTGGTATTAAATCACATCAACCTGTTCATAAACGAACATCGCAGGGTGGACGTAGAGTTAAAATGCAAACGATGAATAAAAATAAGAAAGCCTCTTATAAAAAATATCGAGGTCAAGGACGATGAAAACAATCATTCATGTTAATCAGCATGTCATAAAGTCTAATCGGAAAAACGAAGTAGAAGATCCCGTACTAACAGTTAAAACATATAAATCAAATACTTATGCTAAAGAAGTAAAGATACATGGGGACTCTAAAGTAGTATATAGCCCTAATAAACCCCTGTCATGTGGTGCACATGTATGGATTGAAACTGAATCAGAAGTGGAGATAATTAAATAGTGGCTGAATACACATGGTCGTTCTCAAGTCTTAAAGAGTTTCAACAATGCCCTCGTAAGTATTATGAATGCCGAGTCGCAAAGAATTATACGTTCAAGGAAACAGAAGCCACCATATATGGTAAAGAAGTTCACCTTGCCCTCGAAGAATATGTACGAGATAATAAACCTTTAGCAAAGAACTACGAAAGATTCAAAGATCAAGTCGACGCATTGATTGCAATTCCAGGTGAGAAACTTTGCGAATATGAAATGGGTTTAACCCGAGATAAAAAAGCGTGTGACTTTGATGATCCGAATAGATGGGTTCGAGGTATTGCAGACTTAATTATTATTGATAATGACTATGCCTTTATCATTGACTACAAAACAGGGAGCAATAAATATCCCGATACAAAACAGTTACGCTTGATGGCACTCATGGTTTTTGAACACTTTCCTCAAGTCAATAAAGTTAAAGCAGGTTTATTGTTTGTGATGCACGGAACATTTATTACCGACGAATACAAACGAGAAGATAAAGATTTATCGTGGGCCATCTTCGAGAAAGCCCTAGCCCGACTGGATAATTCTTATGATGCAAATATGTGGTTACCTAGTCCTACTCCGTTATGCCGATGGTGTCCAGTTAAAAGTTGTGAGTTTAATCAGTAATGGAAAAACGACCTTGCCCTACATGTAATCAGAAGTTTGATTATACTAAAGTGGGCAAAACTTATTGTTCTCATAGATGTAAAAAGACGGCATATAGACAAAGAGTTTATGAGAAGAATGAAGGTAATTGGGAATGGTTTTTCAAAGGCATACTAAATAGTCGAGAGGATAGAAAAGACCTTAGTCCCGAAATATTAATAGATATATTAAAGAAACAAAATTATAAGTGTGCTCTCTCAGGAGTTAAGATGACTTGTTATAGAAAGTATCGTGACGCAGATCTTAGTTCGACTTGGACTAATGCCAGTATAGATAGAATTAAAGCTGGGGAAGAGTATAATAGTAAGAATGTTCAGTTAGTATGTAGAGCAGTAAATTCTTTTAGAGGAACGCTCCCAGTTAGTGAATATTTACAGTGGTGTAAAAAAGTAGTAGCCCATAATAAAGTAAAATAATAGTTGAATATAGTAATAAGTTAAAGTAAAATAATAGTTTAAGGAAAGAGATAATGGAAATAGTTGATAACACCGCAGTTAAATTATTAGTGCCTGATTACATGGTTTCTCATATTCAAAACAATATTGAGAAGTCAGAGATAGTTAATAATAAAGGAAGTTTAGTTGAAGTCTTAGTCTACTGGGGCCTCACTGAGATGACCCGTCTTAATCAATTAATAAGTTTTAAGAATCCTCTACCTAGTCCTATGAGTCGTGACTATGATTGGCCCGGGACATTCAAACCATTTGAACATCAACGAGTAACAGCAGAATTTTTATCTATCAATCGTAGAGCGTTTTGTTTTAACGAAGCGGGTACAGGTAAAACTTCGTCTGCTTTATGGGCGGCTGATTACTTAATGAAACAAGGAGAGATTAAAAGAGTTTTAGTTATATGCCCTCTATCTATTATGCATAGTGCATGGCAAGACGACGTGTTTAGTACTTGTATGCACCGATCAGTTGTAATAGCACACGGGGCTTCTAGTAAACGAGAAAAAATTATAGATAACAAAGAATATGAAATTGTAATTATTAATTATGATGGCGTAGGAATTGTTAAAGAGAATATTGCAAAGGGCGGATTTGATTTAATTATTATTGATGAAGCTAATGCGTACAAATCACCAAGCACAATCCGATGGAAAACTTTAGCTAAACTAATTACTCCTGAGACTCGGCTATGGCTAATGACGGGTACTCCTGCGGCTCAATCGCCGCTTGATGCGTTTGGTCTAGCTAAGTTAGTTTGTCCTCATCGAGTTCCAAAGTTTTCGGCGGCTTGGCGAGATAAGGTGATGTATCAGGTTACTCGGTTTAAATGGGTTCCAAAAAAGACAGCGAAAGACGATGTGTTTAAAGCGTTGCAACCTGCGATAAGATTTAGTAAAGAAGATTGTTTGGATTTACCTGAGGTCATGTATCAGACCCGAGAGGTACCACTCACTCCAGTCGTGCAACGGTACTATAAAAACCTCAAAGATCAGTTTCTCATTGAAGCTGCGGGAGAGCAGATCAGCTCAGTAAATGCGGCGGCTAACCTAAGTAAGCTATTACAGATTTCAGGTGGGGCTGTGTACACAGATAAAAAAGAAGTTGTTGAGTTTGATATTCGACCCCGTCTATCTGCGTTAGATGAAGTACTAGATCAGACAGAACATAAAGTATTAGTCTTTGTTCCATTCAGACATACGATCGAAGTTGTAGCTCGACACTTAAATAAACAAGGAATTAGTACTGAGATAATAAATGGTTCGGTTTCAGCAAATGATCGTGCTAGAATCATTACTCAGTTTCAGTCGTTAGATGACCCTCGTGTTTTAATCATACAACCACAAAGTGCGTCGCATGGTGTGACATTAACACGAGCTGATACAATAGTTTTTTGGTCACCAGTTATTTCAGTTGAAACTTATTTACAGTGTATCGCCCGTATTGATCGCTATGGTCAGAAGAACAAGATGACTGTGGTACACATACAGGGTTCAGACGTAGAGAAAAAAATGTATGCCATGTTACAAGGTAAAGTTGATTTGCATACTAAGTTAGTTGATTTATATAGAGAGATATTAGAGTAATGGATTTTCCGAAACAAGAGTTTGAAATATTACGGCGTGAGGTAGACAAGTTTATAGAGGAACATTGTGAACACCCACACCAAGTCGAATTATTTATGATGGCATTGGTATTAACCACGCTATCTAGTTACCAGATTGATATTGAGAAATTTGCTGATGATGTAACTAATACTCATCGGAATGCACTCACGTCAATAAAAGCAGTTAAAAAACTATTAAGTAAATTTATGAAAGGAGATTTAAAATGAGTGAAGAAGTCACCACTCAAGAAGTAGGTCTCGACGATATTGTGTCTGTGTATTTAAAGATACGAGGTGAACGAGACAGACTTAAACATGAATATGAATCGAAAGATTTAGAACTAAAAGCTGAGATGGCGCAGATAGAAGAAGTATTACTATCTCAATGTAATCAAATCAATGCCGATAGTATTAAAACAAGTCAGGGTACGATCATCAAAACCCTCCGAGAAAACTTTATATGCAATGACTGGGAAAATTTAAAAGCCTTCATTGTAGAAAATAATCTCATAGACTTAATGCAACAACGTTTACATAGCGGAAATCTAAAAGAATACCTAGTCACACACGGCAATGATGGACTGCCACCCGGGGTCACTTCGATTAGAGAGTATAGTATTGTAGTTAAAAAACCTAGTAAATCATAAGGAGTTATTATATGGCTAACGAATTAGCAAATTTAATTAATCAGAATCCGGCCCTAGTTCAGACTGGTCTTGATGAAGATACACTTGCCGTTGCTGGTGGTATATCATCAGGCCCAAAACGAATCTCAATTAAGGGCGGAGTATTTAGAAAATACGCAGGTGGTAAAGAAGTAGGTAGTATAGAAGATAGGCACATGAATGTTGTCTTTGTTAAGATGGCTCACAATGCTTCTCGTATGTACTACGCATCAAGTTATAAAGAGGGAGAGAAAGTATCCCCGAGTTGTTGGTCAAGCGACTCGAGAACACCTGACAAAGATGTACCTAATCCACCATCAGCATCGTGCGATCAATGCCCATACAGTGTAAAGAATTCTGTGGCGGCTAATGGATCACAATGTAGATTGTCTTGGAGAACAGCAGTTGTATTACCTGATGATCCAAACGGGGATGTATTACAATTAGTATTGCCCTCTACTTCATGTTGGCAAAAAGAAGATGGTGGTAAGTGGGGCTTTAGACCGTACATGCAGATGTTAGCAAGTAACAATGTTGCGGCTTCTAGAGTTATTACTAAGATGCAGTTTGATACTAAGTCACCTGTGCCTAAAGTTTTATTCTCACCTGTTGGAGCAGTTAATCCAGAGGACTATCCAATCATTGAGAAACAAGCACAATCAGAAGTAGCTACAAACGCTGTTAAATTATCTATCTATAAGCCGACTGATGAAGTTGAAGCACCTGCTCAGGCACAAGTTGAAGCACCTGTTCAGGCACAAGTTGAAGCACCACAGCCTCTATCTGCTGAAACACTACCGCAGTCTGACGTTGATGCTGAACAACCTCAGTTAAAAGATTCTGGTTCAAGTGAAGTTAAAAAACCAGTAGATATTTCTAACACAATTAAAAAATGGTCAGTTAAAAACTAAGGAGATATATGGCTAAATCATATAGTGAAAAATATTTATTGAGCCTGAATGATCTGAATGAAAAACGTATAGGTGTGCAGTTTGGTAAACTTTGTGTTAAAGCTAATCTGCCACCTAGTATGATTGCCGATGCTATGGCCGTCTCGCGTATGTCAGTATATAACTGGTTCAGGGGTAAAGTAGTTAACCAAAAGAATGTAGAAAAGGTAGAACGCTTTATGGATATTATTGAAGATAATTTAAACAAG